CGAAAACGATCTTCCTCCTGTATCAATAGTTAATGATTATAGTGAACTGGAGAAAAAGATAGGGCATCTGGAAAAATCACAGCAGATAGGATTTGCAAAATTAGCCAAGGCGATAAGAGAAAACAATTATCAGCAATTTTCAAAAAGTATCTGATTATGAGGTATACAAGTGACATATATGAACTTCCCTTGTCCGTTTTTATAGAGATTTATACCAATGATAGCAATACTATTGAATTTGACGATGAGGACAAAGAGGCTGCATCGGCAAAAATTATCAATGACTATATAGAAATTGTCGGGAGCAAACAGTTGCTCTCTGAGATATTGAATTGTAATGAGCGTATGAATCTTGCAATGACCGTGGAGTGCATGAAGGCATGTGAGAACATGATGAAGTTGAAAATGTATGATGAGGTGCGTGATATCCTGATGAAGATAGGTTATTCGTGTAAAAAAGGTGATGTAATGGCTATGAATGCTAGAATATCCGCATTAAATTCCCGTGCACAATATGATTTGGATAAGATAAGTAAGGAAAAGAATGAGGGACTGAAGGAGAAGCCTACAAAACGTGGATTTATAAATGAAGTTGTCGCTATTGGGAAGTATAATAAGATGTATATCAATCCGAAAGAATGGACCGCCGGATCTTATGCCTGTCTTGTAAGGCAGACATGTGACGAAATCGATGGGTTGAATCGTAAAAAGAAATAATTATGTATTATCGATGTGAGTTACTAATAAATGGTCTGAAGTACAGGGTTACTGATGATCTTGAAAATTGGGACGAGGTGAAGGCTAGTTTCAAGAGAAATGACTATGACGGTGTTATCCGTACATTTTCCAACAAATTTTCTTTTGCTGGGGATGCTAGAAAATTGCTGTTAAAACAATATGATGAAGATTATTTGAATGCTTCTGCCTCAATAATAATAAGTACAAGAAATAACAGTTGGTTGTATAATGAACGGTTTAGTTGCGCTCTCAATTTTTCTACATTGCAGGATAATGGTCGTATCTTACAGATAAATGCCGTGGATGATAGCGTGGCGTCCATGATAAAGTCAAAAAAAGGAACTCAATATGAATATTCGGTCGAAGAGGTGAAAAGCCCCATTCCTCTTGTTTATGACGGACTTGAACTTTCAGAATCAGCAAAATGGATTCCTACAGGTGATACATTGGAAGACGATGACACTCTTATTAATGTTTATTTCAGCAAGAAAATGTCACCAATGCCAATATATATAACTGCCAGTGAATCCTTAATAAAGGGGGCTCTTGAATTTAATGATCAAATAGTAGGTGGTGATGATGTATATTCGATAAAGGCTCTGAAACCAATTAGGATACATATAGAGTTTAATATTGATATGCTTGTGTTTAGGGGATATCAGTCTGGTGTTTTGGGATATGATGTAAGAGGTGTGAGGCTCCAGATTATGAAGATAAGTAATGAGATTGATAGTAATGGGGAAGCGGTGACTACGGAAACGGTGATAGGAAGTTTTGAACTTACGACAGAATCAGAAACGCCAGTGGAAAAGAAGGTTTCGGAATCGTACAATATAAGTCTTTTGCATAATGATAAAATAATAGTGAGAGCTATGTATGTCAATGAGAAAGAAGAGATTGTACCTGTATTGCCGGATTTGCCATACAAAGTTTCAACATCAAGTTATTTTAAAGCATCATGGAAAAATCGAATAAACCCTGTTGAGATGGATGTTATAAAGCCCGATACATTGCTGAACAGACTGCTTAAAAGTATTAATGGAGAGAAAGATGGTTTGACTGGAGTGATTGAGGGGACAGGAGATAGAAGGCTTGATAATTGTATGCTCTTGGCGGCTGAATCAGCCCGTAAGATTCCTGGAGCCAAAATATATACATCCTTCACCAAATTTGCAAACTGGATGAGTTATGTGTTTGGTTATGCTTACGACATATCCGGGAATACAGTAACTTTTCGGCATAGAAGCAAATACTTCTCGGATGATGTTGTCAAAAGGATAGATGATTTATCTGATTATGAGATGAAGGTTAATTCTGCATTGGTGTATTCTCGGATACGGATAGGCTTTGACAAACAGGATTACGACACGGCTAATGGAAAGGATGAGTTCCGTTTTACGAATGAATATACCACAGGCGTGACCATGACGGACAATAGCCTTGAAATGATATCTCCATACCGTGCGGACGCATACGGCATAGAGTTCCTTGCTGACAAGATAGGTGAAGATACTACAGACAACGAAAGTGACACTGATTTATTTATGGTAGGGGTAAAATCTGATTCGTCTGGACTTAAGTATATATTGAACAGGGATTATCTTATGGGTGGCGTTCTCAGCCCTGACACAATGTTCAATGCCATGTTTTCCCCTTCTTCTATGGTTTTGGCCAATGAAGCATACATCGGCTCATCTGTTGAGATGCTTACTTTTGCGTCATCAGATGGTAATAGTGATGTGGGTATTGATGGAATGGGGGAAAGTAGGGATATAATTCTTTCAAAAAGGATGTTTACTGTGGCGGAGGTGGAATTTGAGACTTCGGATGTGGAACTCCCGGAAGATCTTACAGGAATTGTTGAAATGGAATACCAAGGCAAAGTTGTACAGGGATATTATCAGCAGGCTGATTACAATTTTACAAAATCACAAAGTTCAAAGGTAACTTTGATCGTGAAAAATTTAAATTCGTTATAAAGATTCAAATTTTAATTGTTATATTTGCAATGAAAGCTTGTGAAGTCACAAGTTACTAGAAACTTACGAAAAGACTATGATATCAATCGGAGATGTTTGTCCGTTATTCTTTAAACCGCTGAAATATAAATATTCAAATGCTGGATGTTTCAGACAAGTATTTTCTGTGTCAGACAACATCCTGCTGCAAATCTTTTGTGATAACGGCGAAAAACCTTCAGCTTATTTGAATGATAAGATCGGCAATATAT